GGCATGGTGAGCGTCCCCTCAGATGGTGACGGTCGTGGCGAGGATAGATCAGAGGGCGAAACCGGCCCAAGGGAATAGTTCAGGCAGCCCGTTCGATCGCCTCCCGGAGAGCTTCCTCGTACTCGACGTTCTCCCGCGCCTGCATCCACTGCAAGGTGCCTTCCTTCAGCGGCTCGGCCTTCGGACGGTGGTCTCCGAGGTGCGGTGTGATGGCATAGAGCAGGCTATCCCACACATCGTCACTACAGCGCGGGGAGTGGAGTGTCCGGGTCTCATCCCAGACGAGACTGACGGCCTCGTGTCGCAGGTCATTCGTGCCGGCGGTGTGCAGGAGCAGCGTATGGTTCTGCACCGCACCCTGAGCCAGCTGGATCCGCCGGAGCTTCGGGCCCTTGTCGGCTCCGACGACGGGGACCCCCCACTTGCGGTAGCTCTTCTCGATGATCTTGCCGGCGGAGGCAGAGTCGAGGAACACCGTGGCCTTCGGGTATCGCGTGCAGAGGCGCACGAGCTCCTTTGCCAAGGAATCGACGGTGATGTCCGGCAAGCGACGCGCCTCGGGGATCCAGATGAACGGCAGCGTGCTGTGCGAGCAAGCGACCGTGATGGCCGCGTGATCCAGGTCCTCGTCCTCGGGCCCGTTGGCGCCCAAGTCACACCCAATGGTCACGTAGTCGGGCTCGATGGGCAGTTCGGTGTAATTGTTGGCCGCGGTGAGCCGGTAGATGAGCGCCCGGAGATCGGTGATCCACTGGCCCAGGTACTCGCGCACGAAGCGCGCCGGGAGCAGGTGCCAGTGCTTCGGGTCGGCGATGATCTGCTCGAGGGAATCCACCCCCGGAGGCCAGGTCTCTCGCGCCGGAACGCCCTGCATGCGGGTGAGGGCACCGATGAAGTGTGCGAGTGCGGGGATGTGCGGATTGGTACGCGCATCCCACGCATAGACCGGGTAGTGCAGCGACTCTCCGGAGGAGAGCTTGTGCCAGTAGCCGTAAGGCACAGCCCCCGGAGTGCCCCCCGCGAACCAGCGCCCGTCGTAGTCCATCAACCGGGGCTCGACGCAATCGTGGATGTCGTACTCGAGCAAGGTCGGGTTGAGCGAATCGCACTCGTCCCAGCCTGCCAGGACCCAGGGCGTCCCGCGGCGCTTGTTGCACTCCGATCGGTCCCGGCACCCGCGGAGTAGCACGCGGTAACCGTTCGGCCAGACTAGGGAATTGTCCTTTTTGCGTTCGGTGATGCCGAGCCCGAACTGCTCGTTCAGCTTCCAGATGCCGGGCAAGAGGATGTCCCTCGAGCGCTCCACCGAGATCGTGATGAAGACCGAGCTACACCCGGGGTGCGCGGCGCTCGGACGGTGGAACTTGGCCGCCATGCCGTAGCTCTTGCCGGCGCCTCGACCCGCGCGCGCAATCACGCCCTGCTGCTGGTCCTCCGCGAAGGGCCGTTGACCCGCGGGAGACATGCTGGCGCAGATCTCGCGCCACTTGGGGGAACTGACCGAGCCCCAGCGCCCGGTGCCGAGACGCAGGAGTGCGCCGATGCGTGGATCGCTCACTGGTCAAGTACATCTAGCACCGTTTGACGTAAACCGGCCAGCGCGCTAGGTTGCCGATGACCCACCTTGGCCAAACCCAACCACGTCAACTGGGCCAATCGCGAGCCCGACAAGGCCGCGAAATGGATGGCTGGCAAGGTCGAGCACTGCGAGCAGCAGTCGACCTGGCGCCACTCGATGGCCGCACGAGGCGCCGCTGCGTACCAGGGCCTCTCCACCGGTGACCTCTTCCACGGGCTCTCCCCGTTCGACAGACCGAAGACCAAGCGGGCCAAGGCCGGCGGCTGGGGCACGAGACAGCGCTGGAACTACGCGCGGGCCATCAGCGAGACCTTCTGCGAGAAGCTGACAGGTCTCGACGAGCCCAAGACGCAGATGGTTGCAACCGATGCCGAGTGGGAGATTCGCCGTCAGGGCATCTGGGCAGACCGCTTCATCGAAGGCGGCATGCACGAGGCCCAGGGGCAGTTTCTCGACGGCTGGGATCTGGTCCGTCATGGCTTTTTGCTCGCTGCCGTCTCGACGGGCACCGTCGCTGCCCGCGTGGAGGAGGACTACGTTTCCAAGCGCGTGACCATGGCGCTCCGGTCCACGCTCTCGACCTTCATCGATCCGGGGGATGTCGCGGCGGGTCGACCGCTGACCTTCATCGATGTCACCTGGGAGAACCCCGAGTACCTGGTCTGTGACCCGCGCTTCAAGGCGCACAAGGACTGGATCATGGAGAGTGCCGTCGTTCCGCCCTTCCACCGGGGCGTGAGCGACAACGGGCCGTTCTTCGATACGCCCATGGTCAAGATGGTCTCGGCCTGGCGCATGCCGTTCGGAGGCGAGAAGGGCTTCAAAGGCAGGGACGCGCGCTTCGTCGGGGGCAAGGCGATCCATTGGGAGAAATGGGAGGACCCGACCCCGCCCTTGGCCTTCTTCGGCATGACCCGCTGCATCGGGGACTCCTTCTGGTGCGAGAACTTCATCGAGATCATGATGGGCGCGCTCGAGCAGGCCGACGACATCGCGGTCACGGCCGAGCGGGTGATGAAGCTGACTTCCCAACGCTGGCTGGTCATCGACAAGAAAGCGACCGACATCAACGACGTGCAGAACGCCAAGGACGTCAGCATCGTCAGCTATGACTCGACCCGCGGAGCCAAGCCCGAGGTGAAGGACATCGGCATCCTGCACGCCGACTATTTCAACTGGCTGGATCGCAACATCGACACCGCGATGAAGCTCGCCGGCATCCCCGACATGCACGTGTCTGCGCAATCACCTGCAGGGACAGACAGCGGGAGAGCCAAGCGCCTCGAGGCATCGCTCCTTCCCGAGCGTCACGCGAAGAAACAGCGCAACTGGCGGCACTGGTCGGCGGTCGATATCGCCAAGCTCTTCGTGCGCGCGGCCCGCCGCATCGGGGAGGTCGAGCCCAAGTGGCAAGTCACCTGGCCCGGTCAGGACTTCGACGCCAAGGTCGAGGTGGGGGTGCTCGACATCGACACGACCCAGTACGTCATGCGGCCCTATGCCGTGAGCGAGCAGAAAAATACCCCCGCCGACCGAGCCCAAGCCGCCCAAGAGATGCTCGACCGGGGGGAGATCACGACCGACCAATTCAATCTCATCGTTCAAGGCGCCTACGACGTGCCTCGGGAGAGCCGAGGCCCCGCGGTCATGCGGCGCTATGTGTCGATGGCCCTGGACGACATCCTGCACTGTGAAGAGAGCGTGATTGCGGACGAGAACGAGTACATGTCCTCGCGCTACATGCCGCCCTTGCCCTTCTGGTCGGGCCCCGCCATTGCTACGGCCACCGCCCAAGCTCAGGAGATCTACTCCCAGGCCATGATCGACAAGGTGCCGCAGAACCGCCGCAACATCATGCGTAGGTTCTTGGAAGAGCTCGACGCCATGACGCTCAAAGAGCAGCAGGCCGAGACCGTGGCGCAGAACACCAACATCAGCGTGGACGCAACGCTTGGGCAAGTCGCCCCTCAGCTTGCTCCCGATGCCGGCGCCGTGCCTGGCGCAGCCCCACCCCCACCCGGAGCCATGAATGGCCAAGCCCTCCCCGGCATCCCCGCCCCCGGCGGCACCCCGCCCCTCAACACCGGCGCCGCCCCCGGCATCGCCTAGCCAGCAATCGGGCATCGTGCCCGGCTCGGTCGCGGCCAAGATCCACGCCCACGCGGAGGACGCAGCAGCGCAGCCGCAACCGAAGGACATCAAGCGCGAGGCCAACGAGCGGAAGAACGCGGCCATCAAGGCGCGCATCGATGCTCACAAGACGGCAGCGGTGGAAGGCGCGGGGGTGGCAGAGAGCGCAGACCCAAAAGGGAAGCCGTCACCTACTCCCAAGGTGGCATCAGAGCCCGCTGGGAAGTCTGGCCAGGACGCTTCCTCGAAGTCGACGTCCACGAATGGGAAAGGCTCAGCGAGCACGAGCGCCGAATCATCGTCAGGCGAGCAGGCTGCCGAGGAAACCCCCGCTGAGAAGGCCGAGCGTGAGAAGCGCTACGACGTCAAGAGCATCCGGGACTGGGCCCGTAAGCACCCCGAGGAAGCGGCCGAGGTGGCCAAGCAAGTCTTCCACGTGGACGGCGATCTCAGTTCCGAGTGGATCCGGGTGCAGAACAAGTTCCGCAAGCGACAGACCGCCTTGGAAGAGCGCGAGCGCGAGATCACCGCCCGCATCGACGCGCACGAGAAGGAGTCGAAGGAGACCCTCGACGCGCTCGACCCGATCGCCAACCTATTTCAAGCCGTGAATCCCGACCGCGGGCAGGACGGGGCCAAGTTCGATCCGAAGAAGATCGACTTTGACGCGGCAGACCAGGCCTTTCAGGACCTGACCGGGGTCGCAATCGACGAGTACATGCGGCACCGGGCTCGAAAGGGCGTAGCCATCAGCCCCGAGGCGCGCGCACTCAAACTCGAGAACGAGCAACTGAAGAAGAAGCTCGAGAAGGCCGCCCCCGAGGAAGCGAAGGACGACAAGCCGAAGGCCAAGGCAGAGCCCGAGACGGCGTCGAACAAGTGGGAGAGCGACATCCCCGAAGAGCACGCGCTACGGCAGTTTGCGGGCTGGCAGAAGGAACTGTCCAAGGCCATGGCGCCCTATCACGATCCGGTGATGGACGAGTACTCGAAAGACCCAGAGGTCGTTGCCGACGCATTGCTCCTGCGCAAGGTGAAGGAGTTCGAACTCGAGGAGCCCGAGGTCGAGGTCAAACCGAAGCCCAAGCCAGTAGCAGCGCGCGCGCCAGCTCCCGCACCGAAGCCCAAGGCCCCGGCACTCGACGAGCTCATTCCGTCGGACGCCTACGCCTACCGCAAGCCCGCGCCCAAGAACGGGCATGAGACCGAGCCCGCCGTGCCCGGAGACTTCGCGTCCCGCAAGCGCAAGGCCATGGAGCGCCACACCGCACGCATGCGGGGGGAGTTGGTCGATGACTGACATCCGCTCGCGGCATCCGTTCCCAGACATCGAGGAGCGCGCCCCGCTGGCCACCGTCGAAGTGGGCTGGATCCTGAGCGAGGCCGCGCATCGAGCGTCGACCGCTACCCGACCGATCATGCAGACCGTCGTCCATCCCGCGCAGTACGAGCGCATCCGCGAGGAACTCGAGACTCGCCACGAGCGCCGCAAGGGCGTCGCCACCTTCACCCCGCACGCGGACCTGCCCGAAGGTCCTGGCCTCCGACGCCGCCTCGTGAAACAACGCCAGCGCCCCGGCGCGCTCGATGTGGAACTGCGCCGGCTGCAGAAGGCCCAGCTCCGCGCGAAAGGAATCCGATGCAAAAGCCCATGATGGATCTCGAGGGTCTCATCCCTCAGCACTCGGTGGTGAGCGAGGCCGAGAACGCCACGCGCGCCTTTCACGCCGTGCGCAAGGTGGTCAAAGAGCAGGGCCAGGTGATGTCCGCGGCCCTGGAAAACAACGCGAGCCTCTGGGAGACGAACAAGCGCCTCCGGAGGGACATCGAGCTCACCCGCGAGACAGCCCAGCGCCTCGAGCGCGAGAGGAACCACTTCAAGAGCCTGCTCGACGCGATCCCCGTCGAGATGCAGGAGCGGCTGTTGCTCTTGGGCGAAAACAACGACGTCAAGCGCGAGAATGAGGACCTGCGCACGGCCAACCGCGAGCTCCGGGAGATGCTGATCCGCACGGTCACCCCCGAGCTCGACACCGAGCAGCGCCAACAGAAGCTCGAGCAGATGAAGCGCCAGCAGGAGGAGTTGCTCGCGACGGGCCTGGTACCTACACCGGAGGAATTGGCCGAGCGGGATCGCTTGCTCGCGCTTGACACGGCCGGCCCCGTAGTTCAGCATTGACACACCTGCCGGGAGCTGACCCCGGAGCGCCATTCGGGGCAATCCCTCCCGAGTAACCCGCGCCCGGGTAGGCCCTTTGGGGCAGAGGCGAGCGACACCACGGCATGAACGTGGCCCTCACCTCTGACCTGCGAAGGGCACACCCTTGTCCAAATTCCTCGATGCGTTCGCGCACGACCTATTCCCCGATGAGCGCTCGTTCCAAGCGTTCTCCTTCGTCAAGCGGCCCGTGCTCGCGAAGATGGAGCAGAAGGTCCACAACAGCGTGGGCGCCACCTGGAGTTACCCCTGCCTCGTGCAGGCCTCCATCGCGCAGGGCACTACCCGTGCCGGCGTGCAGGAGATGGCAGCCCAGGCCAACGACATCGCCAACTTCGACGGCGAGCAGTTCCAGCTGGGCTACTTCCCGCCCGGGTACAAGGGAGGCTTTCTCATCAGTGAGTTCGACATGGCGCTCACCGAGAGCGCGGGAGGCGTGCCCGACGGCGCCTACATGGAGAACTTCGCGATCAAGATGCAGGAGCAGCCGAAGGAGTTCGGCCAGCGCCAAGAGCGCTACTTCATCGGCAAGAGCGGCAAGAGCCTGGCGCTCACCACGGCCAACGGCGTCTCGGCCACCATCACGACGACCAACTTCACCACCGGTCGCATCCAGTTAGCCGATCCGCTGCAGATTGGCGCCTTCCGCCACGCGCAGATCTTGAACGCCTCGACCAGTGATGCGTCTACGCCGTCCTCCGCGGCGCTGCTCGGCTCGGGTGACGACCAGAAGATCTACATCCGCGGCCTCGACATCGACAACGGGCGCCTGTACGTGTCGGCGACCTCGGGCGGCACCGTGGGCCACGCGGCGATGGCTGCAGCGGCGGGCACGAGCGCGGTGTACCTCTTCAACTACACCGATTTCCAAGGCAGCTCCGGCTACACGCCAAACGTCATGCCGCCGTCCGTGCAGGACTTCATCCCGAGCACGGCGTTTGACCCTTCGAATGCGATCTACTCGACCGCGTTCAACGGCGTGACGCGGTCCCGAGACTCGCGCCTTGCCGGTTGGCGCCTTCCGGTCGTCGCAGGCGAAGCCCTGGACACGGTGGTGCTCCGGGCGCTCGAGCGTGCCTACCAGCTGCACGGGGTGGATGGGACCTACTCGGTCATCATGAGCCCCCAGCGCTGGACGCAGCTCTTTCAGATCGGCACCTCTCGCGGCTACCGGCTGCTCACCGGGGAGACCGCGACCATCGGCTACAAGTACATCGAACTGGTCTGGGGCGAGATGCGGGCGGAGTGCCTGCCGTGCCCCAGCATGGCCTCGGGAGACTTGTTCTTCCTGAAAATGGAGGACGACGGCTGGTGCGTGCGCTCGCTCGGCGGGTGGCCCGAGATCATGAAGGGTGACGGCCTGAAGATGCTCCGGCTCTCGGCGGACGACCTCTACGAACTCCGAACCCGGGCGTTCTTCCACTTTGGCGTCCGAGGCATCAACCAGAACGGCCGCGCAGACATCAGCGGCATCGGCACCACCTAATGAGCAGCAGCGCCGCGCGCATCCTCGCCCAAAGCGTGGGCAACCTGCTCAATGGCTTTCCCGGCTGGCGGCAGCCGGTGCACTGCCGCGCTCAGGCCACCGTCGGGGCCACGGGCGCGGTCACGATGGTCGCGGCCAAGACGACGCCGGGCCTGGCCATCACCCGCTCGACCACGGGCGTCTACGACCTCACGTTTCCGCCCTGCCGAGACGCCACGGCCTTCGTCTTCAACATCCGCACGGCTGCCCCCGAGACCGCGTCGAACATCTACTACGCCGTGATTGAGGAAGACGACACGGTCACGCTCGCGTCCCTCGGGACCGTGCGCTTTCGCAGTGTCGCGGCCGACGATGGGGTCGACGAGGACGGCGAGGACGGCAGCCGGATCGACATCACCTTTTGGGCCGACCTCGGCTGAACGGAAACCACCATGGGAACAGCAGCAGTCGTAACCAATAGCCTCATCGGCAGCCTCGACATGAACGTCATCGATGGTGGCCCGGCTACCATCCTCAACCAGGCCATCAACAACGACCCGGAGGCCCTGCGGCGCTTGGCGGATACCTACACGTTCCAGGTCGCAGCCGAGACCTCGAGCAACAACGACCCGGTCACGGTGGTGAACCTCAACACTCAGGGCCTGACCTGGGTCGGCGACAACAACTTCCGCAACATCACCACCAAGGCCTGGTGGAGGAACGTCGCGGGGACCACCTTCGGCTACTCGGAGAACGTCACGACCGTGAAGGGCAGCGCGGCAGGGACCACCCCCGTGCTCAGCGTCGCGGGCCTACAGACCATCGCTAACGATCGCACCTACCGTGTGCGCAACATGATGACCACCACCAACGTGACGCCGGTGTTCCCCATCGCGGCCACGCAAATCTCGAGCGCATCGGTGGTGGTGCGCTGCCAGGGAGCGGTGGCGGGTCAGGACCTCCGCTGGCTGGTAGAGGTGGACGTCGGCCCGCTGAAGGTTGTACCCGTAGCCGTTACATGATCGTCTCCACCACGCTCGCTGGCCCGGGTGCAGAGCAGACCCTCGGGGATGCCCTCCGCTCGGCAGCGCCGCTGGTGGACGGCTTTCTAGTCATCGCCTCCGGGTGCGATCCGGAGGCCGTGGCCAGCCTGGCGCAGCAGATCGCGGTCGAGACGGGCAAGACCCTCGCCTTGCAGCACCTCGCCTGGCCTGACGACTACGGCAAGGCGCGCAACTTCGCGCTCGAGGCAGCGGAGACTCTCGGCGCGGGCTGGGCCTGCACGCTCGACTGCGACGAGCGCCTGCAGATCGACCCGTCCGAACTCTCGGCGCTCGCGATGCCGGAGTTCGACGTCATTTGCGTGCACGACCGGGATCTGCTCTATCAAAAGCCGCGCTTCATCCGGTGCGGGGTCGGGGCCCGTTGGTACGGCATCGTCCATGAGCGCCTGACGGCTCCGGGTCAACAGGGCAGCATCCCGGGGTGCTTCTGGGAGCTCCCGAAGAACGCGTTGTCGGGGGAGAAGCGCTGGCAGCGCGGGCTGATTGCCGTGCCGAAGATGCTGGCCGAGAAGGAATGCCCCAGCCTCCGGAGGCACTACGCCGAATGCCTGCTCTCCGCCGGCAGGGACGACGAGGCACGCGAGCAGTTTGCTCAGGTCCTGGAAGCCCCAGGGACGCCCTTGTACGAGCAGACTTGGTGCCAGTACCGGTTGGCGGAGTTCGCGGCGGTGGCAGGGCGCTACGAGGTCGCCCGGGGCATCGCGGCCAAGGCCCTCGCAAAGGACCCGGGGTTCATCCAGGAGCTCGGCTGGGTCATGGCGCACTGCGCGGCCAAGCTGAGGGAGTTTCAGACGGCGGCCCTGTGGGCAGACTACGCCCTGCGGGCCCCCATCGACTACAGCCGGGGCGGCCACCGGGGCTCGACCTGGCGGCGGGGCTGTGAGGAGCTCCTCTCCCGCATCCAGGAGGCCGCCGAGCGACAGGGACAGCCCGTGGCGTTCGGTCCCGAGCACTTCGCGGCGAGGCGCGAGTATGCGGAGGAGTACCGGGAGCTGGCGCGCTCGCTCGTCGAAGCCTTGCATCCGATGGACCACCTGGACCTCGGGGCAGGGAGCGGCCTTCTGGTGAACGCGATGCGGCGAGAGGACGTGCTGTCCTTTGGCATCGAGCAGGCGTCCAAGGCGGACGCGCAACCCGAGCCCACGCCGGACGGCATCGACTTCATCCTGTTTGGCGCCGGCATCGAAGAGTGGCCGACGTGCGCGCCCCACGGCGGAGCCAAGAGCGATCTGGTCTCCTGCGTCGAAGTGCTCGAGCACCTGCCCGAATCCCAAGCCACCGAAGCCGTGGCAGCCATCTGCGCGCGCAGCAGCCGCTACGTCTACTTCAGCGCGGCCCAACCGGGTCAGGGCGGCATCGGGCACATCAACGAGCAGCCCGAGAGCTACTGGATCGGCAAGTTCCTGGGGCAGGGCATGAGTCTCGACGCCGAGGCGACCGAGACCCTGCGCAAAAAGCTTCAGCCGCTCGAGCGCTGCTGGTGGCTCGCCCGAAACGCGCTCATCTTCCGGAGGATCGACTAATGGGCGGCTCGAATCAAATGCTCGAGGCGGGGAACATCTCCGTCTCGTCTCCCTACTGGATCAGCGGCAAGACGGGCACGCTCACGGCACGGGCAGCGGGCGACAAGATCGCATGCCTGGTGAACTTCGGCATGATCCCCGAGCAAGACCCGCTCGGCACGCTGAAGAACACGCCGATCAACATCAGTCAGGTGCGGCTCAAATACGTGCCCATGACGACGCCGGCCACCAATGGCGTGGCGTTCGAAGTGCACAAGGGCACCGCCACGGTCCAGCACACGACCGGTGGCAACGCGCTCGCCCCCCAACGACGTAAAACGAGCGGCTATAAGGCGCTCACGACCACGGAAGTGAGCCTGTACATCGCCACCACGGGAGCCATCAGCGGCGGCAACTTTGCCCTCGTGGCCGATGCCCTGCAGCCGTTCGACGTCATGACGCTCGGGGCCTCCACGGGGCTGTCCGGTGGCGAGAGCATCTGGATCCCGGGGGATGCCTGTCCCTTGATCCTCGAGCAGGGCGAGGCCTGTGAGATCCGCGCCACCGCGCACTCGGGCACGGGGATCCTATTTGTGGCCTTCGACTTTCTGAGGCAGTGATGCGGCGCAGGGTGCGATCGCTCGGCATGATGGGGCGAGCGCGCAAGAGCGGCGCGTCCTCTCCGCTCCTTCGCGCGGCCGAGACGACGTTTCACCCGCAAGACGTGGCCGAGGTCTCCAACGGCTACTTCTGGGATCCGTACGCGGATGCGATCGGGCTCGGAACGGCGGACTTCCGGGTCCGGGAGGGCAACGGGCACTCCACCTTCGATCTGGTCCAAGCGACGGTCGCCAATCAGCCCACGGTGCTCACGGAGAACGGCGGGGCTCAGTTCCGGATGCGCAAGACCGGCGATGCCGTTGGGCTCAGCAATCTCTCGACGGCGGGTGACGTCGTTGCGGGCTGGACGGGGCCTACGTACATCGGAATGTGGCTGCGCTTGCCGGATGCGCTCGGTGTCCTGACGAGCAGCACGACGCAGTTTTTCCAGCATTTCAATGCGACCGGCAACCAGCGGCGCATCGTCCTCGGGACCAGCAATAACGCGGACAACTCGCTGGACCGCGTGACCATCGTGGCCTCCGTCGACGGGATACTCAACGCCACTTCCGCAACCTACGACACGCCGTTTGATGGGGGTGTCGTGGGCGGCCCCACCGCCGCGTCGTACGTCTGGTACGAGGGAGTCATTGACCCAGCGCTCGCGCTCGGTGGCTCGCTAGCGGCGGACAAGCGCAAACTGTTTTTCAATTTCGTTCTGCAGACACAGACGATCGCGCCCAGCATCGACACTACGTCGCTGTTCGACGCATCGGCCCCCATCGTGATTTGTTCGAGGCCCGGAGGGTTAGGCAACGGCGACACCCTCGACTGGGCCGCCTGCTACTACGCCAACGGCATCCCGAGCCTGGCCAATCGCGTGAGGCTCGCCAACCACCGCAACCCGACGGGAGTGGCGTTCGCATGACCTTCCAGTTCCGCGCCCTCTCCGACATCGAAGCCGACATCACCTACCGGTTTTCGATCGGTGGGGTGTCCGCGCGTCACCCGAGCACGCGCATCCGGCAACTGTGGAACGTGGGCTGGCAGGAGCTCCGGGAGATGGTCTCGGGCCTGAATGACGGCAGCTACCTCAAAGCCACGAGCCCCGCCACCTTTGCGAGCGTGAGCGCCACGACTGCGGCCGTGACGGGGGAAGTCTATTCGGAGATCGACTGGCCCTTGTCCGCGATCGGCATCTACGGCGTGCGGGTCCTGACCTCCACCCGTTGGTATCCCCTCAAGCGCATCCCCTGGGCAGCGTACCAGGACTACCAATACGAGGCCTTCTTAGAGAGCATCACCGGATCGCGCGGACCCGTCGCGTACATCCCGCGGCTCATCCCCACGGGAGTCGGCTCGACCGAGACCGTGGGCAAGATCATGATCCTCCCGGTACCGGCTTCAGGCTCGTATCGCCTCTGGTATCTCGAGGCCTGGCAGGCGCTCACGGCCGACACGGACAAGTTCAGCGGGCATGCGGAGTTCATCGAGTGGAACATCCACAATGTCCTCCTCAAGATGCTCTCGCCGGACGGCAACAGCGGCGACCAGTACGCGATGTGGAAGGACGCGCTCGCCCGATGTCAGGACCGCATCGAGACCCGCGCCAGAAGACTCGACTCCGGCACGAGCTCTGAGCCTCGGGACGCGCGCAACGACGGTTTCGACCCGGACCAATGGGGCGAGTTCGGTAGGAGCTGAGGGTGACCTTCACGCCGCGCTCGGTATTGCCCGACCCGGCGAAAGATCCGGCAGGGTTCGCGCGCGCACTGGTCGAGATCCAAAAGTCGATCGCGCAGGACCTGACGGCGCTCAATCAAGCGCCCTTCATCACGCCGCCGCTCGGCTCGAACGTCGTCGCACGCGAGAACACCTGGATTCGCTGCCTGCCGCCTGCTGCGGGCATGGTCGTGATGCTGCCCACGCCACGAGCCGCGAACGCCACCGAATACATCGCGCTATTCGTCGACAATGTCGCCACCGGCGGGACTGTCACCGTGCGGGCCATCGATGGCCTAGTCAACGGCGTGACCTCCGTCACGCTCGCGGCTGAGGGCCTCAGCATCTTCTACTCCAACGGCAAGGATCGCTGGAGCGTCAATGCTGGAGTTACGGGTCCCACGGGTCCCACTGGGCCGACCGGACCTACGGGCCCCACTGGCGCAACGGGGGCCACCGGAGCCACGGGCACGTTCGTCGGCGCGACCGGCTCAGCCAACGGGTATGCGTCTAAAAATACATACACCTCTGCCAATTCGGTACTCACCTTCACCTCGGCTACCGATATCCCCGACGGTGACGACTTTCTCCACATCCTGGAGGGCGGAGGAGGTGGTGGCGGTGGTGGCCGGGGCAACGTCTCCAGTAACGTGAACTGCGGCGGCGGCGGCGGCGGCGGAGGCGGAGCGCGCAAGACCTGGCGGACCTCGCGTGCGCAGCTCGTGGCGATGCTGCCCATCACCGTCACCATCGGCACGGGCGGCACGGGCGGCAACGGGGGGTCCACCTCGGGCGTAGTGGCCAACGGCACCGACGGCGGCGCTGGTAACAACAGCACTTGGTCCGCCAACGGCGTGGTGCAGGTCATCGCGGGCGGTGGCGGCTTTGGCGTGGGCGGGCCTGCGGCTAACACCGGAGGCGGGGGCGGGGGCGGAGGCGGGTGGCACTCGGTAGGGGGCAATGGCGCCTCCAACTCTGGGGGAACTGGCGGAACACCTCTGGCGGGAAGCGGTGGGACCACGACCGGCGGCACCAGTACCTTCGGCGGAGGAGGTGGCGGCGGTTCGCAGAACGTCGGTGGACCGAGCTGTTGGGGCGGCGGGGGCGGCGGAGGCGGGTCGGCGAATGTCGGCACGGCTGGGCAGGTCGGTGGGCTGTCGAGCTGTGCCGCAGGCGGAGGCGGAGGCGGAGGCGCCTCTAACGCCAGCGGCGCCGCGGACGCGTCCTCCGCTGGCGGCACCGGTGGTGGCCACGAGGCGGCTTCTGGTGGCTCCGCTGGCCCTTCGGGGGCGGCTACGCCCGGCGGCACCGGCGCAGATTCAAACGAAATCGTGGGGGCTACCGGCGGCGGCGGCGGCGGCGGGAAGTCCACCGGTGGTGCCGGTGGCACCGCCGGTCGTGGCGGCGATGGTGGCTCCGGTGGCGGGGGAGGCGGGGGAGGAGGCTCGTCTACTGGCGATTCCGGTACCGCGGTCGGCGGGCGCGGCGGCGACGGCGGCTCCGGGCGTTACATCCTGGTGGGCTTACCGGGCTGACCCTCAGCTGGCCTGCGGCGCGCGGCAGAAGAAGTAGACGGTCTTCTCCGGCCCCTTGATCCGGTATTTGACCGTGAGCATCAGCGCGTTCTCGGTGCACTGCTTTTGCGTGTCGAACAGGTACACCGTCTCGACGGATCCTGGCTCGCCTTCATAGCCACGGATGAGCAGCGTGCGATCGGTCGGGTCCTTGGCAAAGGACGTGGCGGAAACGAAACAGAGAGCGAGAGCGGCGAGGTAGCGCATGCCCTCGGGGAACGTCCGGAGCACGGCAGGCTGAAGCGAAATCGTCACCCTTCCGGCTCCGGCTCCCCCTTGTCGGAGAGCAGGACCTGGGTCACCCGGAGCTCCATCGGGATCTGCCCCCGATAGCGTGCCAGTTCCACGCTCTGAGCCAGGCATTTCTTGCGCCAGGTCTCGGCTTTGATCTCCTCCGCCGTCGCACGCGTCCGGGCGGCGCCGAGCTTTTTGCGCAACTGGTCCTCTCGCCTCCAGCCTCCCCGGGCCACGTACGCAACCAGGCCGAGGCACGCGACCAGCAGGATCACATGGGCCCACACCGGCATTAGCGTCGCCAGCATTCTTCAGTATGCCACGGTGAAACACCGGTTCGGTGTGACGAAATGGCCCTTGACCTGGGTCGAGCGTCACCCTTGGGTGCAAATTGACCCGCGTGCCGGAACGGCGCACACTGGTCCATGCTGAAACGAGTCGCTCTCGCGGTAGTGGTCGGCATCGGTGTCGTGCGCGGTCTCGCCGGGTGCGGCGCTCCCCAGCTGGTCGAGTGCCGGGTCGCCGCGGTGTCGTTCCTGCCGTCGGATCCGATGGCAGTCACGCCCTACGACGTGCAGGACCTGGTCGGGCGCTTGAACGCTTGCAAACAGGGTCCGGGCGATGCCGGACGATAAGCGCCTGCCTCCCCCGCTGCCGCCACGTCCCATCGTGCCAGAGCCCTTCCGGGACCTGACCGAGACCCCCGCGCCCGAGTCGATCCGGATGCGGTCGACGCCGCCCTCCGGGAGCCTGCTCCTCCGGCGAGAGGTGGAGCGACTGAGCGAGGACCCGAAGGATGCCGAGATTCGCGATCTGCGGATGACCAACGTCTTGTATCGCGAGCGGCTGGCAGCGGTGCAGGCGTCGATGCCCAATACGGCCCCGTCCCTCACTCCCGAGGCGCCCAAGAGCCGTGCAGTAGTGGCAGGGAAGGCCGCCCTGAACGTCGGCAAGTACACCGCGGTCATCGTGGG